GTCTTAGGGTCAAAGTCTCCTTCCCACTTTTTGAACTCAGCTTCATTGGCTGCTTTAACCTGTTCTTCAGTTCGTGCTTGCGGTTCCTCTGTTTTTGGCTGCATACTAAACTCCTGTTTTTAACTTAATCTTCATAGGCTTGACTTCTTTCCAACTCGAAGGCATCTTTTTGAACTTGTCGAAGTCAGATAGCTCAAGAGGTTCCAGATCTTTTTGGTTCTCCTTGAAATAACCACACCCATCTTTCACGTCGTCAATTCGTACTAGGTAAATGAAGTGACCATCATTCCGTAATGGTTGTATACTCTTATAGAATTTTTTAGGTAACGGCATCATGCCTCCTTATTATTGTGTTGGTACTGGTGGTGATGCTAATGGCGGCACCGTGGCCGTGTCGGGAACTTGAGCCTGAGGATTGGGAACTGGCGGTTGGGCAGCTGGCTGCTGTGGCGGAGCCTGTCCAGGCATTGCATTAGGGTCTTGTGGCGCTCCTGGTTGCGGTGTCGGTACCATACTCTCTTGCAAGTTAAGACTTTGCATCATGGTATGCTGGACAGCGATTAGGAACATGGTAACGCGTTGAGCTGCCTTAGGGTCTTTGCCTTGTAGCTTTTGGAAGCGGTTGCTTGCCACAAATTTATTGAAGTAGTCAAAGTACGATTGATCGTATTCATCACGCTCTTCTGGCGTCTTATTAGCGATAAGTAGTTGAATGTCGGCCTCAGCTTCAGAGTTGATGTTATCTTCTTTAATAGATTGTAGGTATTCAACCGGATTTGTATTGCTCTGCAAGTATCGTTCTGCTCGGATGTCTGGATTCGGCAGGCCGAGATCTTCCATAAGACTCTTGTAGTCGATTGCATTGCCGGCTTCCCACAATTGCATGGCCGTGGCACGAATAGAAGCTTTGTCGAGTGGAAGGGTGCTGTCAACCTGTACGCTCACTTTTACGTTCGAGTCGAGTTTGTCGCCATTAATAAGGATGAACTCGTACTTGCCATCTCCGCCCTTACACTGGAACCAGTAGTCGTCGGTGTAATATACGCGCATCATTTGCAGCAGAACTGTGTAGTATTGCTCCATTGCCATAGAAATAGAGCGAACTAGGTCATCTTGTAATGCACCAGCTTGTTGCTTAATCATGAGGTCACGGCCCAAGGTGTCCTTAGCGTCTGGTTGTGCACCTTTGAACTGCGACGGGGTGCCCATCATGCCGTCAATCTCGTTGCGGTAGTCATAAACCGTATTTTCAACCCATGCGCCGAGTTGGTTGGGTGCGACATTCATCAGAGACTTGCTTACATCATCCTTCTCGACGCCAGCGAGTGTACGTGCACCTTTATTAATAAGGTTACGAGCATCTTCCTGGCTAAATGCTTTCTTGGAGTAAACCCAGCGGCCATTCACATAATCGGCATTCTCACTAATCTGACGAAGACGCTTGTTTAATGCTTCCTGAAGTGGCCGAGCCTGTTCAATGAGACATGTTTCATCTATATAGCTGTGTCCTGTATTGATGTAATTGAAGACAATAAAGGGCTTTGGAGGCACGGACATAACGTTTGCCTCCATCTCCTTCTTGTGGCTCTTAAGGTATACCCAGTTCGGGTTAGCCATTTTGTCGAGAATCATCCGCTTCTCTGCGATAAACCAACACACACCTTCTTTTGGTTGTCGATCACTGCCGGTATAGGTAAACCAACATTCAAAGTATGTAACCATGCGGGACGTCTGCGAATACACACCACGCTGGATGCTGAATGCAGAAAAGATTTGCTCTTTCTTATCGGGGAACCGAGCCACGAGTTCATCAATAGTGCAGCGTATACGGTGATAGATCTTACGCGGGTTCTGTAGGTAACCAGCAAACCTATCAATAATGATGTCTTCGGGGTTGCAGACTTCAGTAACAATGTCGCCATTGAGCCCAACGCTTGGATCGAACCGTAGCTTTAAATAACCACGTTTACGGCTAATGAGATTCATGACAGTGGCACGCACTTTAAATTCTACTTTTTCATCTGAGGCATGTTGGTAGAGTGCTGCCCCAATGTCACGAGCACCCTTCAGATACATTTCATCGCCTCGACTTGGGGTAATATCAGGCTTGGCAAGTTGTCCTGTAGCATAACTTAAGATAGCTCGTGTGGAGCTGAATAAACGGTTGTCTACAATCTTTGTATCACTACGCAAAAACTCTTTGTCATTGAGCTGATCGCCGAGTAGGAAGCTCGTGTTTTTAAGATCTGTGTTTTCTAAATCCCAGGGCTTCTTATTCCAATGAGCGCGGTCTGCTTCAAGCGAGCTTATGAGTAATTTGTCCAACATATCGTCAGACATATTAATGTCGAGCTCTTCAAATGCCTCATCTGGAGTATATAACTCAGTAAAAGCATCCTGGTATACATCTTCTTGCTGAGTAAATGGGTTTGTTTGAGACATTTAGAACGTAATTCTTATCTGTCGAGGCCATTTTAAACAGCAAAAAGCCCCGCAGGGCTTTCCTTATGCTGCATTATACCACATTACTGTAGCCGAAACACATATGTATATGGACATGCCCGCCCAGTTGCCTCAATAGTACCCTTGCAATCTCTTGAGAATCCATGATTATTTACGTTCTGCGGATCATAGAAATCATCTGCCCCGATAACCTCATAGTTCTGCAACTCCCCGATCTTCGATCCGCAATTCATACATAGGAAACTCCAATAACGTGGCCGGTCTGAGCGTATAAGTGTAACGAGCATGCGGTAGCGCATATCCTGCTTCACGACGACTGGTTTTGCTTTCGCTTTGGCCTTCGCTATAAATAGTATTTCAAGCTCATTCATCTTGTGCCCTCCAGGTCTCTTCTAATATTTCACTAAAGTCAACGGTTACATTGTGCTTGTCTTTTGCTTCCAGGTTTGTCACACGGCTCTCGGGTGAAGTCTCAGGCTCTAAGAACGAGGACATACCACCTAACAGCTGGCTTAAGCCAATACGTGCATACACCTCAGCGAATGGATAATCCGATTGCTTATCATCCTTCTTAATCCAGATGCTACGGATACGGCCATCTTCCTTCTCTTCAGTTGTACGATATAAGTTATTCCAGTGAGCAATGATGTCTTCCAATTGGTGAGGATGTTCGCGGTACAGCATACGAGCATTTACGATCTCATTGGCACGAATGTCGATGATTCGAGTACGGTCAGCGTACACAATCTGTTCTTTCTCATTCCACTGCACTGCGGCCAAGCCATCTAACACTTTGAAGTAACACAGATACCAGTCGTTATATTTGTTGGCCATTTGTTTTGGCATTGTCTGGTATGGATTAGGGTCACAAACTACTACCGCGTTATACATGAGCTTCATATGTTCGATCTCTTCCCATGACCCTACGTAACCATGGGCAAAGATGCCTTGTGGTGTCATGGCAACGTAGTACTGACCTCCGGCGTCTTGGTCAACACCAATGGCCACCTGTGTTCTTACAATATTACTCGGTGCTGTAGCACGCAGAATGGCAGCCCGGTCTACGATCATGTCGGTTGGTGTGTAGGCTTTGCCGAGTACAAAGTTGTGGAAGAACTCAATGTTGGACTCTTCATATTGTTCAATGATACGTTTGGCACTTACCCATGGCGCCATCATCTGACTAAACCAATAACCGTGTCGTTTACGATTCGGATACTTAGCTACCCACCGTCCCATACGCCGGTCTTCATCACTTATCTCTTTATCGCACTTACCACATGCATAAATCTCTCGCTCACGATCCACATAATGCGTGTGGAGTGTCAGATCACCAAGGTCGACAGGCTCCTTAACCCAATCCAGATACATTTCATAGTTGCAGTGATGACACGCGACAAACCAATGCAGTTGGTTGCTATCGTTATACAGGCCATCCACTCCAAACCCTACTTGACTAGGATTAGAGAACCGCCATCGTTTCGGATTCTTACTTGCTTGCAAGCGTGAATCAAAGGTATTAACCACACCCATGTCTGGCATGCGATCGTATTCATCAATCACAAGCACATCACCGGAGATTGAGATAGCTTCGCGGTCACTAAATCCACCCTTGAAGAAAACAAAGCGGTCCCCTACCCGTTTAAGTGACACTGAGTCGTCTTTGACTATGCTTTCAATGGGCGCGTTAGAAGTAATCAGTGGGTTGACCTTAGGCTTTACAAAGTCATTAACTACGTTCTTTGTGGGCAATGCATAAATAATGTTGAGCTTGCCATATTTAGCCTCATGAAACGACTTGAGTATTGCAGCGACCGAAAAGCCCACTTGCGCTGATTTGCGGCTTACGATGTCATCACAAGTATCTGCATAAAAGTCGATCATAAAGCGATGGTTAGTAAACTCTATAGGCTCCTGATTCTCGTTAACCATCTTGTTCAGAGTAATCCAAGCAAGCGGAGTAGAAGCTATGAGATCTTCGTTCATTTGTTCTTCAGATATTCCGCAAAGTCAGCAGCAAGTTGAGGAT